AATTACTTGGTTAGAAAAGAAAATAGATAAAGAAGAAGATGAATACAAAAGAACTAAATACGAAATAGATTTAGATGAATGTAGATTTGCTAAAGCCTCTATGGAAAAAGTTGCAAAACATAGAATGAGAGAAATCAAAATGTGGTCTAAATTGAAAAAAGAATTTAATGATGGATCGTTTAATGATAAAGATGTGAACCAACATCAATTAGAATCATATGGATTACAATACTTTGAGAAAGCTAAAACACTTAATGAGCATTCATCAGAGTCTGAAAAATTTAATATCTTAGGTCAACTGCAATCTCTTCAAAGAATTAAGAAATCAGGTGAATTAGAAAGTAGTTATAAAGAGCAAGAGAAATTAACTCAGGATGGGAAACCAAAAACGTAAATTATTTTTTCTTGTAGCACTACCTAGATCAGGAAATACTTTACTCGCATCAATCTTAAATCAAAACCCTGAAATAGCTGCAACTGCTAATTCGATGACATTAGAAATAATGAAAGTTTTATTTCTATTGAAAGAAACCGATGTATTCAAAAACTATTCAGACCATAAATCATTAGACAATGTATTAAACACGGTATTTGATAATTATTATAAAGACTGGCCTCAAAGAATTATTGTAGATAGAGGCCCTGTGACTACACCTGGTAATTTTAATTTAATGCAAAAACATTTTGGTAATCGTTTTAAAGTAATTGTATTAGTTAGAGATTTAATAGATGTACTAGCTTCTTTTGTTAAATGGTTTGAAAATGAACCAACTGCATATCCAAACAAATTTGGAAAAAATATAGAAGAAAAGTTATGGAGTTTAATGAATAAAGATGGATCTATTGCTAAAGAATTAATAGCAATACAAAATGCATTTAATTATAAAGAGTTATGTCATTTTATTAAGTATGATGATTTAGTTAAAAATCCACAACAAACAATTATTGATCTATATCAGTTTTTAGACGAGCCTTTATATCCACACCAGTTTTCAAACTTGAAACAATTTCAATTAAATGGTATAGGCTATGACGATAAAGAACTTGGAAATAATTTACATATGATACGAACAGAGGTGAGAAAGGAAGACAATCCTTATAAGTCTATGGTACCAAAAAGTATAGTAGATGCATATGGACATATTACATTCTAATGAATTTTGATTTTGTATTTTTAGGTCAATCAATATTAAAGTATCAGGTACCTTTAGATATATTTCATTCAATCAATCATATTTATGAAAGTAACTTTCATAACTTACATCCTGCTAATAAACAACTTGTGGGTAAAATAGAAAATGAACATTCATTATTTTATCAAGGCCAGGATGAATCAAAAGTAAAAAGACATAATATATTACCAAGAGATGTGACTAATTATTTTTTAGAAATATTTAAACATTATTTAGCATTCAATAAAATTAGAGATTATGAACTACACCTTAATTCTATTTGGGTTAATGAAATGAAACAGCACGAGTATAATCCTGCACACATTCATCGAGGGACTTTATTTACTGGGTTATCTTCAGTAATGATTTTAAAACTACCATCAACATATGGTCGAGAATATTCAAATGATGCAGTTCCACAAAATGGACGACTTCAAATACTAGGTGCAGCTAATGGACAATTTGCAAAAATAGATTATCAGCCACCAATGGAGTTAAGAGATTTTTATGTATTTCCATATGATATGAGACACTGTGTTTATCCATTTAATGGAACTAATGAAACAAGAAGAACATTAGCTGCAAACTGTGATGTACAGTTTGATCCAATTAAAAACAGAGGAGCAATATGATAATTACAGAACCAAAATGGAAATCGTATGTAGTTGAAACAACGGGGCCAATATTTACACCTGAACAATGTAAAATGATTATTGAAGCAGGAAGATCGGAACCACAACAACAAGGACAAGTGGGTGGTGGAGCTAAAGGTACGGTTGATACTAAAACTAGAACCTCACATATTAGTTGGATTCCATTTAAGAAAATGTTGGATATGTATAAAGATATTGAAAAATTAATGCAGAAAACAAATAGAAATCATTTTGGATTTGATGGAATGACGTTAACAGAACCTGCACAATATACAGAATATCCTGAAGGTGGATTTTATGATTGGCATATAGATTCAGATATTAACTGTGCACACGAACCCCCAGTTAGAAAAATATCTATGACTTGTTTATTATCTCCAGAGTCGGAATTTGAAGGTGGAGATTTAGAAGTAATGTCAGAAGGTAAAGTTGCAAAACTAAAACAAGGTCAAATCGTTTTCTTTGCATCGTTTGTAAGACATAGAGTAAAACCAGTTATTAAAGGCAGTAGAAAATCTTTAGTAATGTGGTTTGGAGGAACACCATTAAGATAATGTTTAGAGAACTTCATTTTCCAACACCAATTTATATTGCAGATATAAAACATCCAACTCTAAATAAAGATTTAGAACGAGATATTATGAATTGGATGAATCAAGATAAAGGTGTAACTAGAACTAATGTAAAAGGTTGGCACTCAACAACGGATATGCATTTAAGACCAGAATATAAAAGTTTAGTCGATATGTTATATGAAGCTCAAAAAACTATTTACGATCAAGAACATTTAGAAAGTGAACCTTTCTTAGGCAATATGTGGGCAAATGTAAATCCTCCAGGAGGAATGAATAGAGCTCATCAACATCCAAACTCATTATGGTCTGGTGTCTATTATGTAAAAGCACCTAAGAACTCTGGACATTTAAAAGTAGATGATCCAAGATCTTCAGCTTCTATGATACGACCAAAACAGAAACCAGGACAACTACCACCAAGACTCTATAGAGAAACTCATTATGAACCTATAGATGGAAGACTCATTATGTTTCCATCTTGGTTAATGCATTGTGTGGATCCTAATGAATCGAATGAAATAAGAATATCCGTATCATTTAACTTTTTACAGAAAGGTATGTTTGTATGACATTTCAACAACAAAAATATCAAGTCATTAAAAATGCAGCAAGTTATGAACTAGCAAACTTTATACTCAATTACTTTTTATTAAAAAGAGATGCTGTGTATTTTATGTATAAAAATAATATTCATTCACAATCTCCAATGTTAGGAACTTGGGGAGATACACAAATACCAAATACCTTTTCTTGTTATGGTGATTTTGTAATGGAAACATTATTAGTAAAGATGTTACCTGTAATGAAACAACACACAGGATTAAATTTAATTCCAACATACTCTTATGCAAGAGCATATAAAAGAGGGGATAAATTAAGAAGACATAAAGATAGACCATCTTGCGAGATATCTTGCACCTTAAATCTAGGGGGAGATCCATGGCCTATATTTATAGATGGTACAGGAGCTAATTCAGTTATTGATGAATATAAAGAAATACATAAACCTAATGCTCCAAAAGGTACAGAAGTATTACTTGATGTTGGAGATATGTTAGTGTATTCTGGTTGCGAATTAGAGCATTGGCGAGAACCATTTCAAGGTAATATATGTGGACAGGTATTCTTGCATTATAACCATGTAAATGGGCCATTTGCTGAAAAGAATAAGTTTGACGGAAGACCTTTACTAGGCTTACCTTCTTTTGTAAAATAGTCTAGTTCTATACTAAACCAAAAATATATTGTAAAATACGCCTATGGCTTTAGCGAAAATACCATTTAACCCTGGTTTTAATAAACAAATCACAGATACCCAAGCTGAAAATGTATGGGTTGATGGAGATAATGTACGTTTTAGATACGGAATGCCTGAAAAAATAGGGGGTTGGCAAGAACTAGTCGATAAAACTTTAATAGGGGTTGCAAGAGCACAGCATGTATTTGCGGATTTAGATGGTCGTAAGTACGCAGCAATTGGAACCAATAGATGTTTATATATTTATTATGATGGTGATTTTTATGATATTACACCAATCGACCCTGATCGACAGTCCACGGGCGCTAATATAACCACTACAAATGGATCAACAACTGTAACAATTACAACATCAGGTGCACATGATATTGAAGTAGGAGATATTGTGACATTTGAAAACGCAGGATCTTTTACTGGAGGTCAAACAGATTATACAGCTACAGATTTTGATGATGTGTTGTATGAAGTTAAATCAGTACCAAGTGCTATTACTTTTACTATTCAAATGGCATCAGCTGAAACTGGAACAGGGGCGACGAACGACGGAACATTAGATCCATTACCTTATATTAGAATTGGAGACATATTTCAAAACCCCGCATTTGGTTGGGGGATTGGTAAATGGGGAACAGGAACTTGGGGGACTCCAAGAACTGCAACTGATGTATTTCTAGACCCAGGAGTTTGGTCGTTAGATAATTTTGGACAAAATTTAATTGCAACCGTACACAATGGCAGAACGTTTCAATGGTTACCTATTCAAGCAAGTGGGACTGGTGCATTAACTACTAGAGCAACATCTGTTGCTAACAATCCTACTAAATCGGTTATGACTATTGTATCTGACCAAGATAGACACTTATTTCATTTAGGCACTGAGACAACAATTGGAGATACAACTACACAAGATAAAATGTTTATACGATTTTCAGACCAAGAAGATATATCGGATTACGCACCAACGTCTATTAATACTGCAGGAAGTTTTAGAATTGATAACGGAACACAGATTATTGGAGCTACAAAAGGTAAAGACTATATTATGATTCACACCAATACTGCAGCTTATGTAACTCAATATGTTGGTCCGCCTTTTACATTCTCAATTAGACAAGCGGGTGCTAACTGTGGATTAATTGGACAGAAAGCATCAGTGTTCGTAGATGGTGCTGTGTATTGGATGTCAGATGAAGGTGGATTTTTTGTCTACGACGGTACTGTTAAAAAATTACCTTGTTTAGTTGAGGACTTTGTCTTTCAAACTACAGGAACAAATTTAGGAATTAACAGAGATGCAGGAGAACAGGTTTACGGAGTACACAACAGTTTATTTTCTGAAATATCATGGTTCTATCCAAAGAACGGATCAGATGCAGTCAATCGAGTAGTAACTTATAATTACGCAGAACGAACATGGGTCACTGGATCATTAGCTAGAACTTCAGGTGCAGATGCATCTATATATGACAAACCTTACATGACAAAGTTTACAGAAAATGTTGCACCAACTTATCCAACTGTAAATGGAATTTCTACATCACAAGGTGCTACAACGTATTACGAACATGAAACAGGGGTTAATGAAGTAGATTTTGCAGGTAATAAAACTGCTATATCTGCGTACATCCAATCAGGTGACTTTGATTTAGATGTAGAAGGAGATGGAGAATTCTTTATTAAAGTTAGACGATTTATACCAGACTATAAAGTATTAACAGGAAACTCTAAAGTCACATTAGATTTAAGAGATTATCCAAACCAGACAGCATCAAGTTCATCATTGGGGCCGTTTACAGTAACGTCTTCTACGAACAAAGTAGACACACGTGCTAGAGCAAGACTTGCTGCATTAAAAGTAGAAAATGATGCGGTTGACGAGAACTGGAGACTTGGTTTATTTAGATTTGATATACAACCTGACGGTAGAAGATAATGGCTAAGATTACAGTACAAATTCCAGAACCTAAAGAACAATACGAAGCAGATAACCAACGTCAGTTAAATGCATCTTTAGAAACATTGAAAAATCAATTAAACTTTTCTTTTCAAGAAGATTTAAAACAAGAAGTAGAACGATTTACTTGGTTTAATATGAGGTCTAATTAATGTCTTGTAATAATGTAAATGCAGAACCTACAGTTATTGGTGGTGGAAATGGATCAAATGCTTATGATGCATTTGGAAGATTAAGAGTATCTAATCCATTTACTATTTTTGATAGTACAAATGTAATGTCAAAGAATGATCTCTTTGATGAAGACTTAACAGGATCAGGAACAGTTACTTATACCGCAAATAAATCTACAGTTAATTTAAATGTAACTACAGCTAGTGGCGATAAAGTAATAAGACAATCCAAAAGAGTTATGTCTTATCAACCAGGTAAATCATTATTTATATTTAATACATTTGTAATGAATGCACAAGAATCTGGATTAGAACAACGTGTTGGAACTTTTGATGCAAACAATGGAATCTTTTTTGAAGATACAGGAACAGGCTATCAAATCGTAAGACGTAGTTATACATCAGGATCAAGTGTTGATGATCCAATTGCACAATCATCTTGGAATGGTGATAAGTTAGATGGTACAGGAGCTAGTGGTTATACACTCGATCCAACTAAAGCGACTATTTTATTTACTGACTATGAATGGTTGGGAATGGGAAGTGTCAGAGTTGGTTTTGTAATAGATGGTAAATTTATTACAGCACATACATTTTATAATGCTAATAATTTAGATACGGTTTATATGCAAACTGCAAACTTACCAATAAGATATGAAATAGAAACGACAGGGACGATATCTGGTGCAGCCGTATTACAACAAGTATGTTCTTCTTGTATGATTGAAGGTGGCTATTCTCCACAAGGAGTTATTCAATCAATTGGAACTGCTTCATTAAATGGAGTTACTTTAACAACAGCTGGTACATTTTATAATTTAGGAACTATTAGAATTAAATCAGGAAGACCTTACGCACTTATTATTCCTCAAGGTTTTATAGCTTCTGCTGTAGCTAACTCTGACTTT